GTTGAGATATGGTCTGAACATTCATTCATCATTTCTCTTAATTTTTTAACTAAGAAAGTAGATAGTGATTGCTCATTAATATCATTACTCATTCAATTTGCTATCATCAACTAAATCTTTTGCAATGTCAAGACCTTTTTTATAGTCATCTAAAACTTTATCTTCTGCTCTTTCATCTCTATCTAGCAAATCGCTAGCAATCTGCTGTCCCATTTTTAAACCAGTTGTTTCTTGTTGAGCTTCAATTCTTTTTTCTTCTAGTTGTTTATTAGCTACAGCTTTAGCTGCATCTACTGCTAATTTACTTTCATCAATTCTTAACTTACCATCAACTTGTTTTTCTTTAATTTCAAGTTCTTTTTGTTTAGCAAGTATTAATGGGTCTTGTGCTTGTTCTTGTATTCTAGCTTGTTCTGCTTGTGCAGCATTTGTAGTTGCTACTCTTTGTGCAGCTTCAGCTACAAGTGTAGATATTCTCTTCTCTACATCTGCAGGTAAAGGTTCTCCTACTGGAGGTAACTCTACACCCATTTCTCTTTCAACTTGGTCTCTAAACTGTAATGCGAGATGTTGCATAATATAATCAGAACCAGCACTTTGTATAACTTGTGCATTTGGACTTTGCTGTACTTTTGCTTGAACATTAGGGTCTTGTTGTGCAGAAGTTAATGTTTGTATATGAGCTTCATGGTCTTGGAACTCATAAGCTTGTACAGGTTTACCATTTAATATATTTTGTACTGCTGTTACTGGGTCAACTGGTGGCACATCTTCTTGTGGAGGTACTATTGTTTCTGCATCTTTAATACCAAGAACTTCAAGCATTTGTCTATGTAATTGACCTAAGTCATATAATTGTGGTGCTTGTTGTGCCAACTGCATAGCAGCTTGATACTGCATAATTCTTTGTGCCATAGTTGCAGCATTTGGGTCTGATACTGGTAATACATCTACCCTAGCATCAAAATCTTGTAATGCTATTTGTTGTCCTTCTTCAACCTCGTATGGGTAAGATGGATTAGTAAAGTCTTTAATTACACCTACTAGTATCTCAAACTCTCTTTTCATTGAAGCATGAAGTCTAGCTTGAACAGCAGACATAACTTTCATGTTTCTTTCTAATAATGCTAGTGTTGTTCCTACAGGTGCCTGACTGTTCATATCAGATGTTTTCATATCAGATATACTTGCGAATCTCTTACCTTCTTCTACTATATTACCTAGTAGCTGAAATAATGTTCCTGATGGTTCTTTATAAGGCAAGAATGTAATATTGTCTCTAATAGCACCGCCTGGGACATCTACATCTCTAAACTCACCAGGCATAATAGGACTATCATCACCTTTAATACGCAGTCCTCTAGCTTTTAAACCACCAGGTAAATTACTTAAAGTACCTGCATCTACTAATTGTCTTAATATTGATGTAGCTGATTTAGCTAAACCACCAATCATATGTATTAGACCAAACCCATAAAAACCTAGTCCTGGTAGATATTGATAGTGAACAAAATGCATCCTTCTTAATTTAGCAGGGTCATCTTCGTAATAGTTTCTTCTAATACTAAGAATAATACCTGAAGGATTATCTATGGTTACAACATAAGGTAATGCTATACCTGTATCTTGACCATTAGCATCTTTATCTTCAAAACCTTTTAAATCTAAATCTACCTGCATTTCTAAGATAGTGTGACGAGTATCATAATCATAGCTTTCTGATTCACCAGTCATTTCGTTATATTTTTTAGTAATATCAGATGATGATGGTGTTGCATCAGGTAATTCTATATCTCTATAAAAACCATTAACTTGCATCTTTCTTATATCATTAGATGATTTTTTCATCACATGAGTAGCTCTTTCACAAGTTTCTAAATCACTTGCACCATAATTAACTACTACATCTTCAGCAGGTACAAAGATACCGCTTGGTCTATTTAATGTTGGGTCAAAATATATTTTTCTAAACGCTGAACCTGCTAGTGGTAAAGAAAATAACATCTTTTCTGTTTCACTTCTGTATTCAGTCATTTCATAAGTTAGAAGATAGTTTAAATAATCTTGAACTCTTTGACTTTGTTTTTCTTTTGCAGAATCTATAGTGCCAACTATTTTAGTTCTTACAGGACCTGCAGCAGGAAATATTTCTGATATAGCTTGTGATTGAAACTTTATTACAGCTTCACTTAACATAGGATGAAATACACCACAAGCTCCTGCCCAAGGTGTAGTTCTTTCTTCTATTTTTAATCCTAGTTGGTCTAAACCTTTAACATAAGTTTCTTCCCAGTCTGACCTTGAATCTTTATCTGACTGGTATGCACCTATTAATTCATTACCCATAGAGGTAAGTTCATCTTCATCGATGAAATCTACTAAATTAGAATCAAAACTAGCATTTATATTTTCAGATGCATTTGGGTCAAAATCAACAATCATGCCACCATCTTCGGTTTCTGTTGTTTCAACCTCTACTTCTGGGTCCATTTCTACTAATCCATCAACTGGTGTAGCTGGAACAAATTGTCTTTCTATAGCCATAGTCTCCTAGTAATAATCTGCTGTTCTGTTATGTTCTAGCGGTTCATCTTCTTCATCTGAATCAAGAGGAACAAAACCACCTTGCCTAAATCTTAATAATGCTTGGGTACTACTATCAACTAAATCATCATGTTCCATATTAGGAAAACCAGCAAACTCTTCTATAACTTCTTCTGCCCATCTTGTTTCAGGTGCCCAAACAACTCCTGAAGCAAACAAATCTGATACAGCATTAACTCTTGATATTTTGTCATTACCACGACTAGGTGTATATTCTTGTACTGGTATACCTGTTTGTCTAAGTTCAAATATTAAAGGTAATCCTGCAGCCTTAGCTTCTACAATAAATGCATCTGGTTTATAAGCATTATACTTTTCTAAAGCCATTTTCTTTAAATCTGGAAACTCTAAGCGTTCTTTATAAGCATCTAGTAGTATTAATTGTGGAGCAACAAAACCTTCATCGTTTTCTTTATAAAAAACACCCCATGTAGTACAAGCTGAATAGTCTGCTCTTTGTGTTTTAAGAAACGCTGTATCCCATGATTGAATAATAAACTCACAATCAGGGGGATTTCTACCTTCCCATGTTCTCCACCATTCTCTTTTAACAAGAGCACCTTCTTCAGAGGTAGGGTCTTGTTGATATTGAGCCATCCACTTAGAACTAGGCAGTTCAGCCTTTAAAGCTTCTAACTCTTCTAACTTCCAGAAAGCACTCCATAATGCTTTACCAGAAGGTAGTATCGCAGGTAGTTCAATTACTTCCCATTGGTCAGCACCACCACGCTTTATACTAGCATCTATGACTTGACCAGTTAAATCTTTGTTATGCCATCTTGTCATTACTACAACGATTGCACCATTAGGCTGTAAACGCTGTCTAGGACCAGATGTATACCATTCATAGGTACGATTAAAGACATTTATGTCTGCTGAAGCACCTTCTTGTTCTGAGTGCGGGTCATCTATGATGAGAAGGTCAGCACCTTTACCAGTAACTGCACCGCCTACACCGATAGCGAAATATTCACCGCCTTTATTCGTGTTCCAACGACCCGCAGCTTTGGAATCCGACTGCAAACTAACATTGGGGAATATTTTCTTATAATCTTTGCTTCCTACAAGGTTTCTAACCTTCCTACCAAAGCCTACAGCTAGTTCTGCAGTATGTGCTGTCTGTATTATCTTCTTTTCAGGTCTGTTTCCCAGGAACCATGCAGGTAATAGGTAAGATGCAAACTCGGATTTGGTATGTCTAGGTGGCATATTGATAATTAGACGCTTTAAATCACCATTAGCTACCCTTTCAAAGGCATCCGCCATAATTTTATGGTGCGGTCCTTCAATAAAGGCACTCCACATCTCCTTAACAAAGGACATATACTCTTCTGCACACTTTTCTCGGGACTTAGCTTCTTCTAATTCATCTAATAAACCTAATAACTCTCTTTTTTCATCCAAAGAAAGGTTTTGTACTTGGTTTAATATTTGATTACTCATACATCTCCATACTAGATAGTAAGTAGATACTTCCTAAAGTTAAAAACTTACTAAGTTCCTACCAATTAGTGGCACTTAGCAAGTAAA